GTGTCCAATAAAAAAGTAAATCCACTTCCATTTTTGATTAAAAAATTTGGAAGTGGATTTTTTATGTATCAAGATACTCTGATATAGGACGCTTACAGTTTAAATTAAAGACCACACCATTTGACAAAGAGGCGTAAAAATAGCGGTAATGGTTCCTGCACCAACACTAAAAATTATAGAACCACAAAAAACCTTAGCACCATAAGGCAACTAAGGTCTTCAAACTGATGTATTTATAAAAATATGCCGGTGGCCGGGGTCGAACCGACACGCCCGTGAAGGCACAGGATTTTGAGAACTATTTTCAAATTGATTTAAGTTGTCGTGCATCACGAAAAAACGATAACCATCGTTATTTATTAAATAAATGTAATTAAAAACTATCATTGATATACACACGAACGTAGTCAAATACGTAGTCAAATTAATCTGCCAGCGTGAATATTTATTAAACAGGAAAAGTTTCCTTCTATTATATATACACTTAAATTACTTTCTCAAACTCACATCATAATACTTACCATCAATAAAAGCATAATCTTTATTTTTAGGAATTGTTGGCTGAACATCGTCATCAACCTTGACAGGTTCCCATGATTTACGAGCCTCCACAAGATCCTGCTCTAAAATCCATGAATACTTGCCTTTAAGCAGATATGCTCTTCTTGAATAACCTACTTGAACTGCCATTACTTTTAATATTGTATCAGTATCCCCAGTAAAGTCTCCGCTTGGTTTAATTCCTTTACCAGTCTGTGGATCATACCAGAAAGTCTGTCCTTTACGGATTGTCACTTTTTGGCCAACTTCTAACTTATCAAAAGCCTTAGCATTGCTAGAATATGGTCTTAATTCAATATAACGACTATCGCTAGCTACTTTTGCCCCGCCATTTAACTTATCAATCATTTCCTTCATGGTTTTACCTAAACTCATGTAGTACTTGGTACGTGCAATAAAATATTCTTGTACTTTATCATAACCACCGTGTAATTGCGCTGAACGCTTAGGACACTCTGTTCCCCGAGTTGACACTTGTCTATGAAGTTTAATTGTAGCTTTATCTGGTTTAATACCGTACTTATGACACAATTCTGCACCACGCATAAAAGCATATTCCTCGTTCGCTTTAAATTGCGCGTCATTAACTGATAACTGTTGGCAAATTTCAATATGCATAAAATTATTATTATAATAGGAATTCGCTGCAGCCCAGGCTGGAGCATTAAGTGGCTGGACTTGCAAAATTTCCCCTTCTGAAATGTACTCATGAGCAAAACCTATCGCTGCATTTGCTTCTGAATTTGCTCTAGAGTTTCTAAGCCACCCCTCATAACCTAAACCTGTCGGAGAGCCGGCATCATTATGATAAATCAGTCCAACTGGATTACCATTAATACCAGTGTATTTACTAAACAAATCTAGTACCTTAATTTTTGGATATTTCCACATTACTTCTACCTCCTGATCATATTGTGTTAAATTATTTTGTTCAATCGTCTCAATTAGCTTTGCTCCATAACTACTGTCTGTTGCATATGTTTTAGTTAACGCTGCACATTGACCTTGATAAGTTGTAGCATTTATCACATCAGCATAATGATTTTCTCGCCAAGGTGTTGAAGTGATAAAATTACTGTGGTCTTTAACAAATTCCTCTACTGATTTATACTTTCTAAATTTAGCACCAGGCACATCCACTAACTTTCCATTTACTTCTTCTTTGGTCGTCTTGATATAATAGTCACCTTTCCAAGGTTCACTATACTTTATCCCAGCAAAGTTTAATGCATTAACTGCTAAATCGCTTTGACCCCAACCTGACTCAACAATCGCTTGAGCAAGCCTAACCGATACAAGTAAAGCAGAAGGCACCGCTTTGTAGAGAGATGCCATTTTTTCGATAAAGCTATTCATTTTGATTACGTTCCTTCTCATACTTAATACTCGATAATTGCAACAGACCACCTAGTGCCACAGCAAAAGCGTTAATCGTAGCGACAATCTCGGTCGTATTAGTCAGACCCCAAATCTCGCCTAACGTGCCGATTAAAGTTGCAATGACTGGTAAACCGATCAATGCCACGTATTTAAGTATGTCGTATGTGTTATTGCTTAGTTTCATCTACTTACCCCTTTCAAATAAAGTCTTAATGCGTTCATTATTAACAATGATGGCGTCTGCCGTTTGACTAATTCTAATCTCGTGTTTATCCAAAATCTTATGGATATTCTCACGGTCTTTCTGGCTGTCTTTTACATCAAAATTAATCATGTCGATTGTTTTTCTTAGCTCGTCCATAGCGATTTTATTTTCTTTCATAGCTTCGTTAAAGGGTCCGACAACTAGCTTGGCGAAACTAATAATCGTGATTAAAGCGCCTGCCAAGATTGATAATTGTTCGATTGTCCAATCCATCTATTCTCTCCTTTCAATAAAAGGAGCAGGCTTTTGCCTACCCCTCCACTGGTACTAATTCTCCGTTTTCATCAATCGTATATCCCATGACCAGCAATTGTTCTTCTACTTGTTTCTTTAACAATTTAGGTACACGATTGTATGTATATCTACCTTCAACAATATTTAAAGCCATTAACATTGCCATCAACTTACTCACCTCCTTCAATCTCTGTAACAGTCGATTCAAGTGTAGCCAACCTCATTTCATGGTCGTATATCATTTCGGTGGCTTCAATCACACTTCCTTGTGTGATTTCAGAATCCTTTTTGATTTTGTTAACCGCCGACTCACCATCTGCCACCATATCTTTGTATTTCTCAACCAATGACAGCATTTCGTTCTTGACTTGTTCCACAGTATCAACTGCTTCCGAAATAAACTTACCTTCATATCTCTCACGATAAAACTGGTTCATTACTCGGTCAATCAGTTCTGCTTCGGGCAACTCCGATAAGTCCACATCAAATCGCACGGAGATGATATTCAAATCTGGTTCATTATCTTGGACGCTCACTCGGTATTGGTGACCGTCCCAAAATCTACTCGTTGCTTTCAGCATGATGTTCCTCCAATTCTTTAATACGTGCTTTTAGTTGCTCGTTTTCTTGTTGTAATTCTTGTGCTTGGACAAGGATATTATTCTTATCAATCATGGCTTGTGCCAGTTTAATGGCTAATTCTTCAACTGTTAGTTCTAAGTGTTTCATTGTATTCCTCCTAATTAATTATACTTCCTTTACCAACCCAACCTGAACCTGACTTGAATGCGAAATCTCCATGTCCACCAATCCACAGACCAGCGTCACCGTACAGGAGAGCTATTCCAGCATTTCCACTCAGTGTAAATGGTGTTATCCTTAGTCCGTTGATTCTTACTACGTCGATGTCCAGTGCATACAATTTTTCAATATTTGTTACCGTTTTAGTGACAGTATTAATATCAATAGAGTTGGCGTCGGCAGCGTCACGCATAAATGTTATGTTCTTGCCATATAGGTTTACAGCCGTTTTCTTAGCAAAACTATTCCATATCTGTATTCCAGCTGAGTTTTCATCCATATTCATGATGTTCCCGCTATTTGACATCAAGGCAGTATATGTACCTTCACTACCATGGATTCTACCTGAATTGAAAGTTAAATATTGCAATGGTCTACCACTAAATTGGTTCGTGATACCTACACCTTGTTGTAGGAAACTTAGTTGTCCTGTGTTTAGGTCAAAACTAGTAGCACCATTGGTTGAATACAACACTCCACCCCTGATACGGTTAGCAGTCATTGAACCTGATGTGATAGAACTAGCATCTAAATTAACAATCTTACCATTACTCGCATCAATCTGCCCAATTTGAGCAGTACCGATTTGAGCGTCTCCAATCATACCTGATTTAATCCATGCCTGTTTGGTTGCAAGTTTTTGAGTGGCTAGGTCATTAGTAAATAGCTTATCAAATAACGCATTATCAGCTAGGATGTAGGTTGATTTAATTACGTTAGCTTGTAGACCGTTTGTAACGATTGCCTTAGCGTCTATTCTCGCACTGTCAATCGTACCACTCGTAATCTTACTTGCAGATAGATTGCCAATATTCCCTTCAGGCACGACGAAGCTTGAAGTCATGTTGACTAGACCGTCAAGTGTGATTAGATTACCTTTCAAACGTATTCCGTCAGTAGTTGCGTTTATCGCTGTTTTTACGTCATTACCAGATTTTAAGGTCATTGCCCATGAGTTAGATAATTGGGTTACCTGTGACGTTAAGAAATTATCTCCACTATCATATATTTCACTTGGTACAACTGATGAATTGACTAATACACCATGTCCTATTGCTATTTGACCATTTCCACGTAAATACACTTGGAAACACATAGGGTCAAAATTGCTGACGTTATTAGGTAAAGTAAAATTACCAGTGAATGTTTGGTAACCAGTAGTAGTAGGTTTGTGTATTTTAAAATACCATGATGAACCTGATGCCCGTTTATCAAATATCCTAATTGTAAATCCTCTTTCGGGAATAGTATCTACCCACACAGCAATACGGAAACTGTAATCCCCTTTAGATAGACTATCTGTACTAAGTGGGAATTCAACCCCATTATATGTATCTGTTGTTGAGGACACGCTCGTCACTGTAACTCTTAACAATTTTCCTGTTGCATTATTAAGGGTGATTAAGTTATGTGACCCTATCCGATTATATTTTGATAAGTTGATTGGGTCATATAGTAGATTTCTAGGCTTCTCTGAATATTTACCTACTTCGGTTTGGAATAAACTGTCCGTCATAGTGATTTTAGCTATATTCGATTTAATACCCGTTTCAGTCGTTCCAATTGTCCGTTCATACAGGCTTGTTGTTTCTTTGACTGTTTGAAACTCTGTTCGTGTCACATCTGCTTCCCAAGCTAACCATGAATTGTCATCAGCACTTCCTTTTCTTTTATAGACAATACCATCTTTGCTTGTCGCAACTTGTGTGATTCGTCCTCCAGTCGTATCATACCAAGGCACAGTAGTTTCTAAGACTGTGTAACCTATTTGACCTATCCCGATTATTGCTCCACTTTTAAATTCTTTGACTGTTTGTAATGGATAGGTCGTTCTATACCATCTAGGTGTTTGATTGTAATTACGAGTATCTTTAATAGACTTGTCAGCTAAAATACTCTCGTCAATCTTAGTTTTAATTTGATTGTCAGTAGGAATCAGCTTAGTTAAGTTAGTCGTAATCTCCCCAGCTTTTTCAGTTATTTTCGTATCAACGTATGCAGTTCTCGCGTAGTCCGACAAGCTTCTTTGGATTTGAGTGGCAGTCTGTTCAACTTTACTTATTCTGCCACCATCTCCGTCAAGTGCAGTCAATCTTCTTGTGTGTTCATCTGTCGTGGATTTAACTTCGTTTTGGTAAGATTTAAATTCAGTATTTCTAACTTGTTCCTCTAATGCCAACTTCCAATCTGAAACAATTAACCCCTTTTCTATTTGTGGGTGCCAATAAGTAAAATTGACAGTTGAACCAACAGTTGTAGAAACTGTGAACTGATTAAAAGATTTATATCCCGTAACTCGAGCATAGTCACTTAATACTACCCTTTTTAATTCGCCACTTTTAACAACATCACCACCAACGTTACCGTTTGAATTGACAGTAATATCGTTTGCTCCGTCGTTTTTAAAATAAATCGAATATGTATATGGGTCTCCTTGTTTTACGTAAGCATCTGGGTCTGTTGCGCTAGGCCTACCAGTTGATAAAGTTGCAAATAAAGTATGACTGCCAGTAGTTCCAGTAACTTTAATAGCGTCTGTTGCATACCATTCTGGCACTTGAATTCCGTGAGTGTAAGTTAGGTTTGAGCCTTGATATGGGTACCATTCTCTAGTTTCGCTACCAATTATTAAGTTTCTTCCACCAACTCCACCATCAATCTTCCCCTCAACCCTCGTTAAAGACTGAGTATATCCGTCAACCGTTTCTTCGTACGACTTAACCTTAGCAGTCAAGGTTTCATTCGTCCGACTGTAATTAGCAACTTCCGACTTGTAGCCATCAACCGTTTCTTCGTATGACTGCACTTTCGTACTTAACGTTCCGGCTGCGTCCAATGCTTCTTGAGCTTTACTCACACTGGCACTGGCTTGTGTTTTAACTTCGCCAAGTTCAGCTTCGACCGTTCCTATATTCGCTAACGCATTCTTACTAACTTCCTTAGCTGTCTTAGCTAAGTCCTCACTCGCCCTTGCTTTAGTTAATGCGTCTTGTGCGTTTTGCTCTGCCGTTGCGATTGATTGTTCCAGTTTCTCGTTGGCTTTGTTGACCACTTCAAACTGCCCTTCAATGATTGTTTGTCGTTCTTCGTCAAGTTTCTTTGCTTCTTCCTTCGCACTATCTAAAGCTTCGTTGATAGCTTGTTCGGTTTCCGTGCGTTCGGCGTCGAATTGGTTAAACACTTCGGTTAATTGATTTTTAACATAGTTAATGTCTTCATCGAATGGGTCTACTATCCAACCGCTACCATTCCAATAATATCTTTTAACACGATCTCCAATTGTAAGAAATAATGTATCTCCTACTATCAAAGTGCCTTTCGACTTATCGACAGGCATTTCTGTACCATAGTAATTTTTATTCTTACCGTTCGCAGCAACCAGTGCCAAGTTAGCAATTTCCAAAGCTTTATTTTGTATTTCTTGTTGAGATTCGATTGTTTTACTCATATGAGCATAATCAGCTTCTCTTTTCTTTACCGCTCCAATGTCATTACATGTTACTTTATGGTTAATCAAATTACCGGCAACATCATAATGACTCTCAAATGATACTATTCGAATTTTTTCTCTAAATTTCAAATCATCATTGATGGCCATAATATAATCACCAGCAACAGGTTGTTCGTATTGATAGCCAGCTTTAGTCAAGTCTTCAAAATCCATCGAGACAGAAATTGAATAAGAATTCTCTACCTCATCTTTTAATTTTTTCTTTAAATTTTCCGCATTTGTATACCTTTCATCTATAATAGGTTCCCCTTCAATCTTTCCATAAATAGTCATTAGGACACCTACATATTCAACCTCTAATCTTCCTTTACTATGATCTTCTTCATCAAACCATGCCCCATATCCTTTTTTATAGGTTACAAAATCATTGATGTTTTTTTCGATCTTAAGCTCATTAAGATTAAAGTTCTTTTTTACTATAGTAGATAAGTCTGTTCCTACCTTAGGCATGATTCTCACTACTTTACCATTCACTTGAAACTCAGATCCTGTGCTTTTAATAATATCGTTAAATAATGCCAATCTATTCTTGAAGCCAAAACTTTGTTTTTCAATAGCATTAACTTGCCCTTCAATCCGATACTCATAACCACTATCCTGAAAAATAAATCTAATGTACGCAGCAAATGTGTTAGACCCATTTAATTCTTGATGAACGATACTCTTTTTAAAGTCATAAAAGAACTGATGGACCGCATCAAATTCAACTTCAATTACATTTCCTAAATCAACAGGTAGGGAATAGATTATGACATAGTATTCGTTCTTAAAACGTAGTCGCCAACCTTTATCAATATTATTTAAAACATCATCGTTTGAGTGAATGGTGCCTGAAATTGACTTTTCTCCATTGATCCCGTTAGTAACTTTCAACTCAACTTGAGCACCATATTCAATATCTTTTTCATCTAAAAAAGTAATCATATTCCACCTCCTATTTATAAAGTTCTACATAATTTAATAACTTAATAGTACCGACGAAATTCGTTTTAATTCTATTCATTCCAGGTTTTAAAATAAAATGCTCATAATTGGTTCGATTATTCACGTTAACCAATCCTAACTTTGTTTCAGCTCCACCAATTGTTAATTTAGCACCAAATTCAAGCGGAGCACTATGTTGATAAGTAAATCTTCTATCGTTGATTTCAAAATAAAAATTAGATTGAGATCCGGTAGTTGTTAGCTCAATTAAATATGGCCACTCTAATTGATTAAGATTAGCAGTGCCCTTGTAATCAATACCAGCATTAGATACACTCATGTTTTTTGGTATTGTCTCACCAAAAGGCAATTCCGCTGTGACGAATTCAACTTTAAAATCATATTTTAATCCCTGTGCAGATTTACCAATAAATACAATGTTAATATCTTGCTCATTTAACACCTTCCATCGATAGTGCCATTCAATATGTGGAATAGATAGCAAATCTATGTCACCAGTTTGATTACCTGGCAACTCAAATTGATAAACATCATCTGATTCAGGATACATTTTGGTAATATAAAAAGGCTTACTATCTAATAGCAAGCCATATAATTCATCTTTCTTATACATAAAATCTTTAAGTGTTGGAACGGTAAAACGACCACTTACAGAAATTGTTTTCTCCGCATATCTTCCATTAGCGTTCACCACACCACTTCTACCTGGCACCACTCTCCTTTCAGCAACATAAGAAGGTGAACTATCATCGATGTTCATTACTACCAAACCCATCTCCGATAGTAATGTTGCATTTCCGTTCTTTTCAACTTTTAAATCCACAAATAATTCTCCTTCCTAATTGAAATATGAATCTTTATTACTATTTCGAAACTCTTTTTGTTTCACTGATGTATAAATTTTATCTCCTACAATTTCATTGCGCACTTCAAATTGAGGAGTATCTAAATCAATTCCACTAATTTCATCACTCAATGATTCGATAGAGCTACGAACACCACTATTACTAACTCTCGCCGATGTTGTTATTTCACTCTCTACACCATATTTTTGATCTGTAACAGCTTGAGCATAATCCTTTGCCACTTCTCTAACTTTACTTACCCAATCACCCATACCATTATAGAATCCTTCTCCAGTAAAGCTACCGATTGATGTCGTTACTCGAGATGGTGAATGGATTCTTAAAGCAGAACGCATAGCGGCTGCAGCTGAATTAGCAATAGACCGAGCTAACGATATTACAGAACCTGCCATTGAAGCTAATCCATTGTAGAAACCAACACCCATGTTATATCCAGCTGTTCTAGCTTGTCCACTAGCTGAACGCATAGCCGAAGCAGCTGAGCTCATTTTACTTCGAATCATATTAACCATCGAGGTCATCTGATTGGTGACACCAGTTTTCATTCCGGTAAAATTGTTAATCACATTCGACTTCATCATGCTTGCACTTGATGTGGTTTTGCCCTTCATCGAATTAAAATGATTCATTGCGTTGTTTTTCAATTCTTCAAATATTGTACTAACACGTTTTCTCATAGCGCCGTATGATTCGGTGATTTTCACGTTCATATCCATGGCAGATGACCATGAAAGTTGTTTCAAACTATCATAATATGACTTAGTTGCCTCAAGGTTTTTCCCTTCAGTATCTGCATTTGACGCAATACCTGCTAATTCAGATGAAACTTCTTTTTTCATACCTGCTAAAGCACCCGTTGCGCCAGCAGCTAAATTATCATAACTCACTGTTGCCCCTTCAACTGCTGACGTATTCGCTACTGCAGTTTGAGCGGTCTGAGCTGTTAATGAGTCAACTGTCACTCCATAATTCGCTAAACTCTCTTGTGTCCAGGATGGTAATTGATTGTACCAGTCTACCATCGACATAACTTCTCCAGTATTTGCAAAGGCTTGATTAGACGTTTCCTTTGTCATCAGATCAACTACTGCATCATACTCTCCTAAATAAGCTTGAGCTTCTGGTCCCAGTTGTGCGTAAAATTCAGAGAAAGTTCCGACCGGTTCTGTGTTGGTTTTAACAGTCTCTGTTGTTTGAGCAGATAATAAATTAGCCGTACCTGCAAAACTAGATAAATCAGCAGTCGCATTCGTAGTAAAACTATTGATTGGGATACCTGCTGCGGTGATGCCTTGCATATTTGTATTAACTTTTGTTACTAAATCAGCAGTTGTGAAATCTGCAGAAGATTGAATATCATTAATATCCTTAGTTACTGCTTGTTTAAACTCAACAACCGGAAGCTCTGCATTTTCTATTTGACTCATATTAGTTTCAACAGCACTAGCTGCTTCTAATGATTTAGCATCTAATTCATCAATTAGAAAATCCATATTTTGACTACTTTCGTTAGCCATTGTTTCCACAGAAGATGAAACGTTATCACTCATTTGTTCAACGTTATTTGCTATCTGTTGGCCACCTTGTTGACTTATTTGTTCACCTTCACCAAATAAATTAGCAATACCATTCTTCAATCCATCCCACATACCAGCACCAAAGTTAACAATTCCATCTTTGATACCATTAACTACAGCAAGAGCTACTTGTCCTCCACCTTTAACTAATGTTGGTAATGCTTTGACTAAACCTGTAATCAAAGAGATAACAATCTTAATACCAGCTACTATTATATTTGGTAGGTTTTGTACAATACCTTTAATTACTGAGGTAATAATTTTAACTGCAGCATTAAACACATGAGGTAGTGCTTGATTAATGCCAGAGATAAACTCCCTAATTGTCTCCACTGCACCATTTAGAATCAGTGGAATGTTTTGAGCAATACCATCAACCAAACTCACGATTGCATCCGCACCAACATTAAATAACTGTGGCATCAATTGGAAGATTCCTTGTATAAATGATCGAATGATTTGAATACCAGTAGAAATAATAGTTGGTAAATTACTCACTAACGAATTAACAAATCCCATTAAAATCACTTGTGCTGAGGCCACGATTTGAGGAATGTTAGCAATTACTCCTTGTACTAAATTAAGCAAGAATCTCATACCTATTACAATTAATTTTGGAATTGATGACAATAAACTTGTCGTAAAAGAAGTAAAAATTGTTATGGCAGAACTAATGATTGAACCCATATTTGAACCAATACCACCTACTAAACTAGCAATGATTTGAATACCCGCTTGGAATACAGTAGGAATTAATACTGCCAAAGTAGTCGAAAAGTTAGACACTAATTGAGTACCACTCGCAACCAATAATGGTATTTGCGAAGTAATACCATTAACAAAGTTCATCATGACTTCAGGACCTTTAACAATCACTAATTGCAACAACTGATCAATTTGTGTACCAAACTGTTGATAAACTAATCCTACTCCAGCGACCACCAAGCCTAAAATAGCTGCAGGACCGATTGAAGCTAATGCAATACTAGCAACATTTGTAATTGCGCTAGTCATTGTTCCTAATGCCCCTACTCCAACACCTGCTGATTTTGTCATCGCTTCTGTGACACCACTAGTCTTGTTTCCTAAATTCATAATACTTCCAACGAGCCCTTTGTGCTTAACTACGGTGTCGCCGATAACTTCTTTATAACCGAACAATCCTTTAGACATTTTGGCTGTGGAGCTTACACCAACAGAACCCATTGTTCCTAAGCCTACACCAAGCGTTCCTATCGCTCCGAGTACTTTTGGCATAAACGCCGGAATTAAAGCTAAAGAAGCCACTCCTTTTATACCGATGTCCTGGATTTTTTGGACAATAAAAGGAGCCGTACTCGCGATTGATTTGAATGTATCATCTATAATTGGTTTCAATTTAGCGATAGATTGAGCCAAGTTAGGTAAACCCTGCGCTTCCATCGCATCATCAAACGCTTCGATAATGTTTGTTAAACCACGAGTAACTGCAGAACTTAGAATACTCATAGATGTTCGGACACCTTCTGAACCTTTAATCGCTTGTTCCGCAAACCCACCAGTTCGTTCACTCATTTCAATCATTTTTTTGTTAAATTGGTCCATTGTGATTGTTCCATCTTTTAAGGATGAGTATAGATCGGCTTGGTTCTTCCCAGCGCCTAACATTTCTTCTGCAACATCATTTAGAGCTTTACCCGCTGCATTAACAACAGAATTCCATGCCATTTGGTCAACTTTCCCGACCGCTAACATTTGCGAGTATTGTGTCATTGCGCTTTCTGCATCGGCAGAACTTGCTCCATTAGCTAACATCGCATTATTAAAGGCTAAAGCGACATTTGTAGCATCATCTAGTTTCAGTCCAGAAGTAACCAAAGTACGAACGTTTGCTGTGATTCCATCTAACGTTGTAGGTAAACCGTCGATTCCGTCCACCAATCTCTTAATAGAACCTTGTGCATCCTCAGATGAATATCCCCATGATTGCATAATTTGAGGGAATTGTTTCATCGTATCAAAACGAGATATAGCCCCGTCAACCGAACTTGTAATCTTGCTTATTCCTTTGGTAGCTAAACCAGCTAATGTGAAAGCACTCGTCAACTGTCTAACGGTACCAACCAATGAACTACCAGATTTATTTGTTTTCGAAAAATGATTGCTAATTTTATTGAGTCCACTTACCGCCCCGCTAGACATTTTGTTAAAACCATTATTAAATGCATTCATCATACCATTAGCAGTTTTACCAGCAACGCTAACTAGTTTACCTAACGTATTCGATATTGTTGTAACAGTAGCGCTTGCAAAACTTGTAATTTGGTCAAAACCTCTTTTAATTGGATCCGGGATTTTTTCGCCGATTCTAGCTGCAATACGTTGCACTTGTCCAACTGCAGTATTTAATCCAGTTGTGATCCCACTTGCCATTTTAGTTCCGACACCTTTCGTAGTCGCACTTAATTTGGCCATAACATTTGCTACAGTCCTAACAATTTTGTTTGAGCTTGTCATCGCATTTTTTTGTGCATTTGAAAATGCTGTTTTTGTTAAGTTAGCAACTTTACTCATTGCGGCTTCATATTTCGATATATCGGCACCGATAAAAGCCTCGATAGAACCTGTCGTGTTTGGCATACTATCACTCCTTTCAGTTAAATTTATTAGCAAATGTTTTATTCAATGATTCAATTCGCTTCAATAATTCCTTGTTTGATAAATTACGGTTACGATTGAACATTGATTTTATTTCATTTCTTTGTTTATTTTTAGATAACTTACTTATTTGAACCTTTTTAGCGTTGAGGGTATATCTAAGATTTAACGCTAGCTCAACCAAATGTTCTTGTTGATCCAATTCTCTATGGTTTAATCCTTCAAGAATCGCATCCAATTCCCATTTATTACATGAATAAATCGTATCTAAATTAGTCAAACCTAGCCTTGCACAATCTCTTAAGATAGAGCGTTTTTCATCTTGCCAATAATTCCTTTGATGGCTTTTACTTCCATACTGTTTGCTTTGGTTTTCTCCTCTTCCATCCAACCGAGTGCTTGTTCCATGTTTTCGATATACTTCGAAATCTTCACGTTGAAAAAACCTGAATCAACCATCTCTTTTTCCAACTCTTCGAATGTCTCAATATAGCCATTTTCTTCAACATAGGAAGCAACCGCATCTAAAATTTCACCCTCAGAAAGTGCTTTTTTATTTTGATTTGAACTTACTTTAATTAGATTGATAATCGCATCATCTTCACGATTTAATACCTGTGTGAACAGTACTCCAACCCCGTCATTGTTTAATTCGTTCGTTTGTGGATTTTTACTTGCCAATTGTTTATCAACTTTAAACATCGTTTTGTAATCAAATACTACCTCAACCATTCTATTACCAACTTTAAATTCCATATAATGATTCTCCTTTTAATAATTAATAAAAAAGGGGAGACTAACTCCCCAAATAGAACTAGGATTCAGATCCACCATCAGCAACTTTCTTCTCAGTCTGAATATTTTCATAGTCTCCAGTTGTTTCTCCTGGATTTTGATAACTATAAACACTGTTCAATTGGTCAATCTCTTCTTGTGTTAGTGGAAATCTTCCGTCTTTTAATGACCCGACTACGTTCAATGAATAACTAATTTCTACGAAGTCTGTCACTCCAGCAGAACGCTCATAGTCACCTACTTTTGCATATCCAAATTTCGCTGGATATTTATCTTCTTGTGTTTTTTCATCAACAGTTTTTACAGACTCATCTACAATAACTTCCCATACTTTTACAGAATCCCCCTTTGTTGAAGCTTCTTCAATGACTTTTACAGATGGGTCTTTTGGTGCAAAGTAAGTTGTTAAGTCAATTGTATGTTCATCCGTTGACTTTTCAATTAATCTCCCCTGTTGAGTTTGTTCGTCCAAATATTCGCCACCTAATGATGTACTACCATCTGTGCGATATGCTGGTAATAACGCTGGTGAACCTAACTCCGCATTTACTGATTGAATAAAGTAAAAAATCTTTTTACCAACAATTGGTTTTGCTGTTGTAATTTCTACGTTTTTTCCCATTTAATAATTCTCCTTTACATAATTGTTTCTGTTACTCGTAATGTAATATGATAAACTTCCCTTCCGATAGAGTTATCTATTCTAATCGGTGCATTTATCATTGTGTTTCTACCAAGTAGCCTTAAAGCTTTTGATTTAGTTTCTTCTGCATCGGTTCTACTATTACCTGGCAAGAATATATCAATCATTACCGTTACATCTTCAATCAAGGCGCCTGTTTGAGCAGTTTTACCTGTGTCTGAGGTATTCTGTCCAATTACAACAAAAGGCTCTAAAACTGAGCTGTCTGGCAGTTTAAAATAAACAGGCATTCCCAACTGAGAAAGCCTGTTTGATAATTCTTTCAAGTATAAAGTTGTAGGTGAGTAATTCATTTAAAAACCTACTTTCCAAAAATCTTTTGTAATGTCTTCATGTAAGGTTGATAGTTTGCTTCTAGTGCTGGATATAAATAAGGTTGTGCCATCATATACCTTGTTCCTAACTCTACATATATAGCATAGTCAGTAGCCGCTATAATTCGATATCTAACATTCGTAACCATCTCACTATAGATATTTTCACTTAACCATCCTGTGTCATAAGGCGCAGTATCTCTTGCTGTCATTTCGATTCTAAAAGCAAATCGATTAGTAACCTTTGCTACAGCTTCTTCTACTTCCTTCGGTTTGTTTTTGATGATTCTATTAAATTGATCTAAACCTTTCACTTTATATGTTATTTTCATATATAAATCACCGTTGAATGTTTATGATGCCTTAATGCTGATATCATTCTTTTTTCACCGTCAAAAATAATGGCGTCGATATCTTTATGAATACCTTGCAAATGTATTTTGAAAGAGTTCATTTGATATTTACCAAATACACCCATTTGTTCATTATGACTAAGTGTATTTTTCATACAAGGCATCGGTTTAGATTTCCGCTCAATTACGTCATCACCTAGCATCCCCGGAGTAGATTCCATCTTAATTAAGATAACTCTATCTTTATACTCCATAATAGCCTCCTAACTAATAAAGCGAGCAATACCTTGTCCGCCATATTCTTTATTTGTCAGACTGTCTAGAATATCTTTATATTCAGATAAGTAACTTGTTTCCCATGTATAGGATCTTCCTTCTTCACTATCAGCAACTGTACCCTCTGAATTAATTTTATTAAAACGTTTAATTGCTACGTCTCGAACAATGTAATTAACGCTATCTGGTAGAACGCTTAGTACATCTGCATCATTCCGATTGCGATTAACGTAAGATAAAATACGCTCTATGCTATCGGTAATAATTAGTTTTAACAAGGCATCTTGTTCATTATCATTAATCCCCTTAAATAACTTAACCTCAGCTAGTAATTTAGTACTATCCATAGAGCGTCACATTCCTAACTAGGCATCTTTATCAGATCCTGATGATGCTGGCGCTTTAATAGTTGCCTCTACAACACCTTCTGGAATTTCCGCAAACAATTCATTTGCTCCAAAGAATACAGAATCAAATGTTAAATTAGAGATTTCTCGATTACGAGCTGCACCAATGAATCCTGTCTCATCTGTATAGTCTGCAAATAAATTTCCTAAATCTGAACTGTTAACATTAAGGTATGCCCACACTAAGTTATCAACAGCAGTTGTGTACACCTTACCTTCTGGAACAGCATTTAATACAATAACATTATCTGCTCCTAAAAAGTTTTTAAGTAAAGTCATACCAAATACATTAGTTGCGCTAGATAATACATTCGTATCACCTAAGAATGTAGCAACATCCATAGGATTTACAAACGAAACTAATGGTGCACCATCGAACTCTTCGAAGGTAGAAGCTTTCCCCCAAGACGTTGCTAATGCTTTTTGTAATCCATCAGCACTTACTTTAGTTGGCGCAGTTCCTAAATAGGTTACAAATTGTTTCTTGATTCCATTATGTAATTCACGCATCAATTTTTGATCCGCACGATCAATAGCAATGGATGCACCGTGACGAGCAATTGCTTCCGCTGATACAGCACGACGACGTTTAAACCATGTCACAGTATATTCTTTTAATACTTTCCGTGTAACTTTTGATAAAGGTATCGTTTCTCCTTCACCCACTGCATCTTTCTTTTCGTTTACTTCCCATTTGTAAGTTTTAATTTTTTCATCACTGGATAAAGCTTCTTTACGAGTTACACCTAATAACGTTAATAATTCATTAATGTTATTAGAGAATTTTTCTACGAAGTCAATCGTTTTAATTTCCCCTAAATCTGCCATTGTATTTAAATTTACTTCTGCCATTAATATTTCCTCCTATTTCATAAATAAATGTTTGTTTTCAGCAATCAGTTGTTGACGTTGATGTGGGTCAGAGATTGCCATAATTTCACTTTTGGTTAATGAACCACCCATTGCGCCAGTTCTAGGCTTTGTTTGTGCTAATCGATTATCAACCGCTTTATTTACAGCATCATCAAATACTTTACGTACATTAGCAATGTTCGTTTGGATTTGTTCTGCTGTATCTGAAATAACTAAATCTAAAAACTCCAACGGTAAACCTTCTTCAGATAATAGAGTATGAGTTTCAATTCTCAGTTCCTTCATTGCTAACTCTTTCTCTCTTTTGTCTAAGTCTGCTACTCGTTTTTCTTCTTCTTCTTTTTCACGTTGATCTTTAGTTAGCTTGGCCAAACGTTCACCCTCGCTCTTTGCTTTTGCGATGGCATCTTGTTGTTCAGCTTCCCACTTTTCACGTTCCTTAGCTACTTCTGCAGCAATCATTTTACCTACATCCGAACGATTGAACGTCCGCTCTTGTTTTTCATTATTTGCTTCTTTTTCTGTTACTTGATTGTCGACTTCATCTTTTACTTCTTCTTCACCAAATAATTGTAAGTTCATTTTTAACACGTTAATACCTCCACGATTACGTCGTTACTCGATATTCTCGGTTTACGTCCGGCGACGATACACGCAGCTTTTAACGACTTCTCGAGATTGGTCTTTATTCCATAAAAATAACCAGCTATCGTGCTGGTCAGACGAGATATGGGATCACACTCCTTTGCAAATCAATGAGACAAGCATAAAAATGTAACCTCCTTCCATAAAAAATAAGCCTTTTATAGTCATGCTCAGGACTTTTGTGTACAAAAATAGCACTCAACAATTAATCGAGTGCTACTTTTAATTCCAAATTAAAATTTTTTCATCTTGATAATTTTTCGACGTATGCATTTGTTTGAGTTCTGCTACTGCTTTATTTCCAAAGTAATTTGCACCTAAATCAATGTCTCGCTCAGCTACAACTAAAATCTTAATCGACCCAGTATTTTTATCGACTAAAATCGTTCCAGGGGATTTTTTCATGCTATCAGCGAAATAATCATACTTTAACAAATTCTTCTTCGCCTCTTTCAATTTAATAATCAACATTTAAATCGCCCCTTTCCATTTGCCATTTAACTAGTGCTTTTAAATAGTCATATTTTTCACTAACGATATTATGCGCCGATACGTAATCCATACCATTTTCCATCAATATTGATTCGTGATACTCATGTTTTACTAATATTATATCATGTTTCTCTATACTTTTTCCATCAAATAATCTTTGCCATGATTGTGCCATATCATAATCTGGATCAAACCTTTGTAACTTGTCACCATAAAGTAAATATTCATTAATAAAAACATGATTATAAACTTTTTTAATGATTCTTTTGTCAATTCCGGTATTTTTTGAGATTCTGTTTATTTCATTCTCTTTATCTCGGTTTCTCACCGACTCATAATATTGATTAGCAAACGCACTTCTTTTTACATTATTGGGGTCGTTTTTATTATTTAGAGCTCCATGTTTACCACTACTTATGTACTTTTCATTCTTGCCTACTTCATTGTGTTTTCCTTGATTATTTTCAATATCCTCATTCAATTCATCCTTATCAGGAATAATTGCTGATCGACAGTTGTAGTGAAACGGAGGAGCAGTGATTCCTGGTTCAAAATCCTTTAAATCATATACCTTATTGTCTTTATGATGTTTGCGACAAATTTTAGTCGTTCTATCATCCATATGAACGAGTATTCGATAGTGCTTTAAACCAGCATCAATATATCGTTGAGCAATTGAATTATTAATCACCATTGTGCCATCGGTTCTAATAATTGTTTGTGCTCTTGATCTAGATATATTTACCTTTTTCATTAATTCTTGAGCCATTACTCTCGGATGACTACCTTTTATAAAGCCGACTCTTAGAACTTCTTTAATACTTTTTGCTAATTCATCTACATTTAATCCAACAGATTCCGCATAGTTTGCTCCATTAAATGGAGTTTGAATTAGTTTTATCAGCACCTTTTCATTTAGAGGTGAACTATTAAAACCTCGACCAATCTTCGAATATGTATATAGCGCAGTCTTTTTGAGATAATCCTCAAAAGTCCCTTCTACAGTTTGCTTAAGGATACCTAAACGATATTCAATTTCTAAATTCATAGCATCCATTCGTGTCGCTTTAGATGAAACGTATTGTTCATTTAACCTTTTCAACAATTCAGGATTCTTTTTTGATTCCTCAAAATAACGTTTTGCATTCTCTCTATAATCGCTTAAATCGGTATCTCTTAGCTGTTTTAAAGCTTCCCTATATGTTAGGTTGTTTTCTTCTGCATACTTTAAAACAAACGCATATAATTCCTTTTGGATATCAGTTGCTGCTTCAGTATACAGTTTAATAAGTTCTTTATAAATATCTAAGTCTGTTTTATCTACGTATCTTAGAATCTCATCCGTTCTAGCCTTCCAGTAGTCTTCATGCGTCATCTTCGGCATTTAATTCAACCTCCGATACTCTCGGAAGTGGCACTTCACCAACTTCATCTTTTAATCGCTTCATTTCATCCTCAGACTTAACACCCGTAACCTTAGATATTAACTCGAACACTGTTTCATTTGATAATATTCCATATAGACTGTTAGCATAATCAATCCATTCTTTTTCTGATTTTGGAATATTTGGAGTAAAGATAATATTAGTTTCGTTTATCTTGTCGTAAGCAATTGCTGCATTACCTTTAATTGACCAGATATTAGCAACTAATCTTAATCTTCTCATTAAGCCCTTTTTGAATAATCTTTCTTGCTGTGATCTAAGATTATCAGACCCCATCAACTTGTACTTCATCGCTTCACCACTTTGATTGCCAGAGAAATTTTTATCGTTGGTATCAGGAGTAAAAGTAAATCTTAAAATATCATCAACTAATCTTTGTTTGTAACTCTCAGCACCAGCAGCATCATATTCTTTTTTCAAATAAAAAGCATCTGGTTTAGCTCCATCTTTGTTTGGATTATCATCAAGGATTAATATCTTAGCACGCTTATATCCAAGTGACACAGCAAGTGGACCATTTGGATTTAATGTTCCATCTTCTAAGTAATCATTTTGACCTCGTCCAGTATATGGATTCCCACTAATTACGAGAATTGCATCGACTGAATCTTGTTGGAAGTTAGCTAACTCTGATTGAGACAAGTCATATGCATCAATATTATCCAACTGTGATTCATAAGCACCTAGTCTATCTTCGTTATTAGCAAACTCATTAATTGGTACTCCGTCAAAGAAATGTTCTTCTGTCAAATCCTCTCGTAATACCATTCCTTTTTCTGCTTTCTTGTTATCATCCTCGTAAGTATATACCATGTCTCGAGTATATAATTTCACGATTTCTTTACGATGGCCATCACCGTAATCAACTGTGTAGTAATTAATACCTAGTAATGAATTACGTTCATGTGTATCATCGTAAATAATAAATGTTTGTTGTGGATTTAACTTATTTAATCTAATTGTTGTTAATGCACTTTCATCTTGTTTAATGACGGTTACAAGCTCATAGGCACGACCGTATATAGACAAGTCTGTCTTGATTAATACATTATGATACTCTTCATTGTTTTCTACGCTAAACTCATTGATTTTTTTCTGAATCTCAATATCCTCATTCTTGTATTCAACCGGCTTACCTAACATGTAGCCTTGTTCGAAAACGGTTATGAATCTACCAAAGTCACTTGCAATTCGGTTATCCGCTGCAAATTCATCTGTTTTAGCTGGACGATACTTAATATTATTATCTGATTCATAATACCTTTTTAGCTCTTTAAGTCGTTCAAGTTGTTCTGCCTTATGCCGAGACAAAAATCGCTTCAATTGCTGGATCCATTTTTCTGATCCGTAATCAATTAGCTCATAATCTTCGGCCATCATCACGAATTGTTCCCTAGCTTTCGAATTAAATCTCGAGCCTTTCAGAAATTTTACTCCCACTCATTATCACCCCTAAAAATAATATTGTGCATTGCGCATTCTCGTCTTAACACTATCTTCATCAAACACATAATCAGAATAAATAGCATATCTTAGCGCATCTAGTACGTCATCATATTCTTTAACCGGATCATCATTATTAGCACTATCGTTCCACTTATACGAATATATTTCATCATAGAATCTTTCAATGACATTTTTCAGAACAAAGAGTTTCTTTTCTTTGAACAGCTGAGCCACTCTTGCTATTCCAGGGATAACCGCTTTGTTCGCATTCCAAACAAGTATGCCTGCGTTACTTAATTCATCAACGTACTCTGGTCTTGCTGAATCTGCATAGAATTGTGGTTGATTGTATCTGTCAGATAAATCTAAGGCTTTACTTTCCCACCATTCTATATTTTTATGTCTTTCGGCAATTCCATCGCATAAGTAGTAATTTCCATTAGCATCTTCTCCGATGATAACAATGGCTCCATAGTGGTCATATCCCCAGTCAATGCCACCAAAGTAACGAATCATCTCTGGTAGTTCTGTAACTTCATGTATCCGTTCATCGTAATCACTATATACAGCACCTTCTGCTACAGTCCAAAGACCCAAAATATCTCGATCATAAAACATGCCACTTGGCGTAGAAGCTTTGATATTTCTTCGATATCGCTCACTCAGAAAGGTGTTGTCATCCAACTTAAAGTGAAAGTTTATTATTTGATCATCTTTCACATCTATATAGTCTCTTTTTAGCCAATGCTTAGGATTATCAGGGTTGCTATCCCAAACGATTCTTGCACCTTCTCCTGAACATCGAGAGATTAATTCTTTGAACACAAACTCGTTTGCTAATGATGCCTCGTTAATATACGCTCCAAATGCAGTAAATCCACGAGCTCTTCTCAAACCACTTATTGAACCAGTATATGCTTGAACAACCTTAACCCCTTTGAAGTAAAATGAGCCATGTTTATCATATTTAGGTTCAAAGCCATACTTGTTATAGAGCTCTTGAAGTACGTTGTTTTGAATTGCAGCTGATGAAGTACCTGCTAAAATATACATTGGTTCATCAATGCCTAATTGATCAGCAATCTTTCTAACACGCATCAACTCGGAAATGAACACATCATTGTTCACAACAGTCTTCCCTGATCGCTTAGCTCCATGAAGTCCGCAAATAAAAAAGTCCTTAGACCAAATACGTCCAAGAACTTCTAATTGTTTTTTTGTATATAAATCAGTCAGTGCCATCTAGCACCGCCTTCTGAACACTTGAGATAAGACTTGTCAGTTTATCATCTTGTGACTCATCACCTTCAATTTCTTTTTCCATCTTTTTAGCGTGTAGCTGATCAAGTGGATATATTTTCTCAAGTTTGTTCAATTCTTGCAATGCACCAATTAATGCATTTGCTGTACCTTGTCTAACATACCCCTCATCGTGTCTCTCTATTGAATCTCTAGCCCTATCAACTAACCACTTAAGATTTTGAATTGACTCTTCTCTTGTCCATAAAGCTTTCTGCTTGTGTTCTTCCATCAATTCCGCGTACCTTACGGATACCTTACGATTTTTCGCTAGAATAGACGCTTCTTTATCGATATAATTATCTGTCTTTCCTTTCGAAGAATAACCAGCTTTTATATATGCTTGTCTTTGAGAAAGCCCACTGATAAGACCTTGGACAAATTTCTCTTGCTTCGCTGTCAGTTTTACCAATGAACCACCCCTTTCTAGGCACAATAAAAAGACATCGGTTAGGATGTCTTAAAATAAACTAAAAAATAAAATTATTATATGCTATTTTCTAACAAATAATTTCTTTTGCTTCTTCATACGCTTTTTCAAAATGATTTTGTGCGCCAGCCATAATTTGTAAATTTTTATAACTATAATCATCTGGACTATTTTTATACGCTACTAACCCATAATCATCATGATTTAATCTTTTAACTGCATTTTTTAATTCGCTATCATTGATTCTGTGATATGATTTATATTCATAAAATTTTCCCTCGTCAAAATTCTCTTTCAATGCAACAATTATTAATGCTTGTGCTTTATTCATAGTAATCATCCTTTTTATTTTTAACTATACCAAAAACCACCCAGTAAAACTAGGTGGAAAATAGGGAGATTGTATTAATACCAATTTTCTAAATCAGTATATTCAGAAGGTAGGAATTGAACCTACTCCCCCAGCAAATGTCGCTGGTACGCTTCCTTTACGCCACTTCTGTATGATGCCTGGTTCCCCAGGCAACACCTCAAGGAGACTTTGAGTATAAACACTACATACAGTTTCCTTTCTGTATGTTATTTGTAAGTTTTTTGTCAATTCCTTACAATACTATTATTGCATGTTTTATACCGCCAAAAGTTACCTCATTTGCAATTTTTTTGCTATTTTTATAATTAATTGATCTCTGATCCAGTAACAATGCTTCGTACTGTAGTTGCATTCCAATGCGATTCCCTGCCAAGTTAGTGTTTTTGGTTTCTTCATATAGGCCATCTCAATCACTTTTCTATGCTCAGGTAACATCTTTTTTATCTCATTAGTTGCAGCTTCATACTCCTTAACTAGTTGATTAAGCTCCCCATCTTCCGCTAAAGCATTAGCAGATTGTTCTGTTGGATTAGTAGTGAGACTCGATTTCCCTCCTCCGATATTTTCATCATGTTTAATATATGGCGTCAACAACTCAGTTGTACGCTTATTTATCATTGTTTCGTATATATCTAAGTCTTGAATAATCCCTTCAATGTAACGATATGTTCTCCATCTTAATCCTGTACTTTTGTGTAATTGAACCATTTAACCTGACTCCAATCTTTTTCAACCTAAAATATTTTCTACATCGAATATTTATCATTATCATCAGTTATATTATGCACGAAGTAGGTAACCATCATAATGATAATCAATACTGCTTTAATCTACTCCACCTCTTTAATCACAAAAACTTCTATGGCAATAAGGGCAGCCTGTAATTATATAGTTTCCAAGCTGTTCTAAAGTAATTCCTTTTTCGCCTTGTGTAATATCTTTCTTGCAGAAATAACATTTCCCGCCTTTCGGTGCAAACCCCGTTCTATTTTGTGGCTCGTCTTCCATTTGCATTTGGTAAAACCAATTATTTGGATTTTTTTCAAACAACTTTTCAATATTAATTCTCTGTTGCTAGTAAACTTCGTTATTAAATACTCTTTCCATTATTCACCTCTTCTATTTCGATATCATAATCACATTCATTTTCTATTGCTTTGCCAACACTCTCGTTAACAAAGTAACCAGTGTTAGCAGGTAACTCTGCTTCATACTCAATTGTTTCTGCATTAAGTTTCAAATTAGTAATTGTTATTTTATATTTAGCCACTTTGTTCACCACCTTTAATCAACAAACACTTTACTAAATTTTATATCCATCCCACATTGCTCGCACTCATAATCGTAAGCTTCTCCATACCATATAGATCCTTCATAAATATCACAGGCTTTCGAAAAATCTAAATAATCTAAGTAATGTTCATGACCACAATTTGGGCATTCAAAGTCTACGTTCACAGGACCCGTCACAATTGTGTATGGTGTTTTCGTATTTTTGATTGGAGCGACACTAAAAGGATACCCAGACACTCCATATTCATTACAAAACTCTTTGTATCCTTCTCTATCCAAAATTAATTGAGCATGTTCCTTTGCTTCTTCGTATGACTGTGCTTCTACTTCTTTTCCAAAACAAAATCCCATAAACGTTTCACAGATAATATACTTTGACATTTTAGTCACCGCTTTCTATACTCCAGTACTTCCAAACCCACCGGATCCACGTTTTGTTTTATCTAATTCTGTTACCCGTTCAAACTCTAATTCATTACATATTTTAGTAGGAATTAATTGAGCAATTTTATCGCCTGCTTTAATTTTATAATGACCAATTTTTGTTTCGGCCATGATCATAATTTCTCCACGATAATCAGAATCAATAATTCCTTCAGCAATTCTTAAATTGGTGTTGCTAGTTAGACCACTTCTGCCAACAATTCTTGCGTAATAACCATGAGGAATTGCGATGGCTACTCCTGTTCGCACTTTAGTTATTTGATTCTCGACAATTTCAACGTCTTCCAATGCAAACATATCGTAACCAGCATCTGTTTTATGAGCTTTTTCAAATAATTTAGCCTTCGGATCTAAAGTCGTGATTTTCATATTATTGTTCCTCCAGGTTTCTTTCTTCAAATTCTTTCAAACGAGTTAGTGTTTCAATTGCCTTTTCTAAATCTTCAATTCCATTTTTATATCTATGACGTTTAATATATTTATCAGCATGACTTTCCATGATAGATATAAATTCATCAATTGAGTATAACTTACTCCATACTTCAAATAGATCCCATCCATTCTCTTTTTGATAATGACCTGGTCTATGAACATTGTTTGGCTCAGTTTCTATCGTGCCAAACATTTTTTCATGCATCTCATCGTTAATTTTTAGAAGCTCCTCGAAGAACTCGCTAACATTCATCTCCATAAATGAATCTCCTTTTCACTCTCGTAACTTTATACTGACTATCCATCAATCTACTTGTCAATGAATTAAATGTCCTGCCATAGGGGAAAGTCTTATTTAAATACTGATAGGCTAATCCCTCTGTTTCAAAAATCAAAATATCATTCGTAGTCAGATTTCTTAATAAATATACATAGTCTTTTTTTACTATTGCCTCCATACAATCACCCTAAAACGGCAAATCATCTTGATTAATATCAACAACCGCACCAAAGTCTTCGAATTGAGATTGACCAGAATCAGACGATTTTGCTGATTCTACAAAGTAGAAATTATTTACATACACTTCAGTTGTGTATACACGTTGCCCTTGTTGATTTTCATAACTTCCTGTGCGGATATTGCCATCGATAGCAACTTTTGTGCCTTTTTTACAATATCTATTCATGATATCTGCTGCTTGTCTCCATACAACACAATTTATAAAATCGGCATCATATTCACCTTGTTTATTTTTATAGTTACGATCGACAGCAATTGTAAAACGACCAACTGATTCACCTTGCGGTGTCTTTCTTAAGTCGATATCCCGAGTCAAGCGACCGATAAGTTGTACATTATTCATCTAACCCCTCCTAAAACTGAAATTGTCTCATCTTCATCACAGTAGTTAATTCTCGTTCAATCTGTGATTCATACTGTGCAATAGTCGCTTCTAATTCTTCCTCATTTCGAATAATAAAGTATCCACCTGGTTTCGTTCGTATAGAGCCAATTGGATATCCTTTATTCCTTAATGCTTCTACAGAACTTTTAATTTTACGACTACTGCATTCTAGTAGCTCTTGCAATCTCCTTATTTGAATTGCATTCTCTTTTCCTTCAGGTATTAACTTTAATAGCCTAAGTTGAAATTCTGTTAATGTTTCTTCCATATGAACCTCCATTTCCAAGATAAATTCCTAAAACTTTAAATCTCTCTAATCTCGATTTCTACTCTCGGCTCTTCGCCGTATAATTTACTGGCTACCAACTCAACAATTTGATTATCATCGTGATACAGCAATCCATTGGATGCATCTAAGATTGACTTGACGTAATTATCAATATCTGGCTTAGTGGTTGGTAGCAACTCACCTTTAATGGCCATGTTATGTTTGGTTTTGCTAAAAGATTTTGGTATTCCACGATAGATGACCAACTCCACTTTTAAAGGACCATCGAGCGGCTTTACTTTTGCTTTTAAAATAATCATTTTAACGAGAGACTCATACATCTTTGTTTTTTCGGGTGTGTATGTACCGTACCGCCCTAATCTAGGACGGCCTTTTGGTACACACTCGCCAGGTATTGTTAGGTTAAGCACTAATCTTCCACCCCGAAATAGTATTTCTTGATACGTTCTGCACCAACTGTGTCAATCGCTTTTTGTGCGATTTTTTTACTAGCGAAACAAATGTTGGTAGATTGTGTCCACAAGAAATGATTTATCTGAATTTTATTTGTATCGTGACCATATTGGATAGTGTAGTTTCTCTCGTTTTCCTCAAACGGTCTTGCAAATCGTCTTAACTCCGCTTCGACTTTTAACTGTTCTACTCTAAACTCTGCTTCTTCTTTGGTTTTAAATACATTACCGATTACGTACATATCGTCCTCTAGATTGCCATTTATCCATCTGGCTTGAACTACACCGCCAGTGTGGCTTACAACCCAAAAAGAATCACCATATTTCGGTTTCCACACTTTATTTTCTTTCTCTGTTTTCAACCGTTCGATTTCTTCGCCAAGTTCCTCGTATTTCTTTCTTAACATTTCTAATGTATCCATTTCTTATTCCTCCTGTGAATCTGTTTTAAACTCATCTATCAAACTTCTAAACTCTGATAGTATATCTTCTCCACTATCTATTTCTGTCTGTTCAGTCTGTTCAGTTTCCTCCGTTTCCTTAGCCCAGTAAGGTTTAATTTCATCTTTCTTTTGCTTACGACTAAATGGAACTTTATTCTTCTGGAACTGTCGTTGCTCCGCTTCAACATCCTCTAATGTTTTAATACCTTTAGTGAGCCAATTCTGCATGATACCTTTAGCATAGTTGTATGACTTTTGATTTTCTTGAGCAATTTGCATAGCTTTGATTGCTAACTCTGGTGACAAATCACTACACCACTGCATTAAGTCACTTTGGATGTAATTCGATAACACACCAAAGTTATTTTGGTAGAAATGTAAAACGGACTGCGCCTGCGACTGTACTGCAGTAGTCTTATTCTTATCTTCTCTCTTCTTATCTTCTCTCTTCTTATCTGTTGCGTTACGTAACGTTACTGGAACGTTATTGAGTTTTTCGATGAAAGCTTCTAACTCATTAATATCTTTAGGGATATTTTCATCATCGGGATTATATCCCAACGCTTTTATCTTTTTTCTTAAATCAAATTTTTTCTTACGTAGTCTATTTTGTTCTCTAATCATAGCCATTCCATCGATATTTTGATGTTTTTCCCAATTCGTAATATCAATTAGGCCATCATCGGATATTTCAATCATGCCAAATTGGTCTAGTGTTTTTAGCCCTGATCTAACTATATTTAAAGGGATAGCTAAGATAGTTGATAACATCTCATCGCTATATGCTAGATTCTGTCCAAAGTAGACCATACCACCGTCGTTAATCTTCCCAGCAAGACATAGCAACTGGATCCAAAATAATACGATATTATTTCCTTCTGGCATCGTCCGAATCAACTTAATTTTCTCATCATCAAACATATTGACTGATAGCTTTATCCACTGTATTTCTGCCATGTTCACACTCCTTTCGAAGCTTAGGGGGAATCCCTCCTAAGCTAAGATAGTCAAGTTACTATACTTTCCTAGCGCTTTTGTTAGGTAATTATGTACACGATATTTAGCTTCCAATTTCCATCTTCCGCCATCTGCTTCAAATAGCGCCATTTGCGCATTGGTGTTGATACGGAACACGAATTCTCTCTCGACTTGTTCAACCTCTGCAAAGGTACGATAAGGAGCTAAAGTCACTGGGTTAGGTGCTTTACCTTTAGTCTTACTTGCTACACCATTCTTAATCACGGTCACTTGTGATGCGCCATCATCTTCAACATCTGTGCCATTTTCGATACTAATTTTTGAAATGTAATCTAGTAATAGTTCTCTGTCTGCTCTATTTACAAACTGTGATTGCAGCATGATATTAAATTTCTCTGATGACATGAACTCGTCAAATCGAATGCTTGGTAGTTCTGCTTTTACTACTAGTAGTTCACTTCTAGCCTCTCTTTCATCGCGTTGTGTATATACTTTTACCAAATCCGCATCTTCCACTACGATGAGAACTGGCTTCATCTGGATTCTATCTAAGTTGTTTTTGTAGTATTCCACCAAGCTTCCTAATGTGCTTAGTTCTAACGGTTTTGGGTAATATTGTCGTGGGATTAATTGCGTCATATCGTTTCTTTTGAAGTCAAACCATTCATTACCGTACTGGTCTTTGATAATCTTTTCTGATTGGTTATTTAATTCTACTGCGTATTCTAATGCATCTTTGATATTTTCTGTCATGATTATTTTCCTCCTGATTTACGCTTGTTAAAGTCTACAATGGTTTCGTTTTCGATTTCGTCTACAACTTCACCTGCATCTGTTTTTAAAACATTATCTTCGGGATCAAAAAACATTTGACCTCTCACACCACTTACTAATTCATTCATCGCCACCATACCAGTATTAATATCTCGCCCAATCAACATAGTTGTCTCTGTCTTAACTTGTGGCTCTAACTTGCTTTTAATTAATACCTTAGTTGCTAAGGCATCACGCTTTTCATTTGGTTTAAAATCAACCTCAATGATTAATTTGCGTGACTTATCTGCTTCTGTATTCAAATCCAAAATGTTGTTAGCAATCTTACTAAGTTCATTCTGAATACGACCAGCAACTTCGCCTTCCGCTAATGTTTGTAAATCAAAATTTAAATTTGCCATTTATACATTCCTCCTATTCTAGTTTTGATTTCACTTTCGTTGGAAATAACTCGCCTTGTTCTCCAATAATCTCGCCTGTAGTTTCATCAATTTCAATGTGATTAATTGCTTCAGCTGGATCAAACTCTGGTTCAGCAAATGCAGGTTCAGACGGTGTCACATCTTTAAAGATTCCGTTGCCTTGTTCATCAAAATCATCAAACACTTTCTCATCACTCACGACTGCTTTTTGGTATTCGATAGACAAAATACCCCATTTGTTTAACATATTTCGTAAGACTGTTTTTTCAGCCATGCTATCGTAATCACTAGCCCACACGTTGGTTAGTTGCTTTTTATCTTTCGCTTTATTATTTCTGATACGGTGTGCTTCCACTTGGTCTTTAGTCCAATACACTGTCTTTTTAAAACCGTTTAACAACTCAAAAAATCCAAAATATCCCACCACTTGTTCGCTTGTCTTCGCCTCAAAATCAATATCCAATTCTTCCGTCAATGGATTCCATGATTTTAATTGACCTTCGTATACCGTACCTACATTTAAATGCTTGTACTGTCCGCTTCGTTGTGCCAATTGCACATAACCTTTATAACCTAATATAAATTGTGCTTTCTTAACCCATTGACCTGTCTTTTTGTCTTTCTCGTTGAAGGGAACTAAATAAGCAAATCCAAATTGTTTTTCGAGCGGCAAATCTAATTGAGCTGCTTGCATTGCTCCAGCGATAATAGACATCGGTTGACTGTCTGCTAAATATGCATCATTATTAACTAATGTGATTAATGAACTGGTAAACTGTGCCGATTTATCTTTTAGGATTTGCTTAAACTTATTTTGGATCATTGGATTTTCCAATAAACCTTTTACTGAATTGTTTTTTGATGATGCGACTGCCCCTGTTTTCTTTTCTGCTAATGCATTTTTGATTGAATCTGTTGTTGCCATTATTTATTCTCCTTTACTGTGAATCGTTTATATGTTGTTTCTTTGCTGTATTGCTCATATACATCTGGCATTTCTTTTTTGAGTACTTTAGTATCGATTGAAGTACGTTTCGTTTCCTTCCACGTCACTTTAAATTCATCGGATAATAGTTCATCTGCTTCATTCTCATACATATAATTCTTTAACTTGTTTTCGATTTCTGTTTGATATTGCGTAAGTTCTTTGATTTGAGCTTTTACATTACCTAGCTCGACGAGTTTTTGTTTTTGTGATGAAAGTATCGATAAACTATTTAAAGGCTCGTAATCGACTAAATTTAAGGCTTCTTTTGTTGCAAGTGATCCGTCAATTTCAGGTGCTACATTCTTCAATACATTTTCATTCCAAAATTTGATGGCTTCTTTGGTATACATATCAATCAGTTCTTGATCTCGTTCTATTCTTTTGAATTTAAAATCATGATTGCCTATGATAACAGCGATATAAGCATAGTCGTAATCTAGTACATTCAAGTAATGCTGCACTTGCATGATGTAGCTCGCTGGTATTTCATCTTCGTCCCATTGATTAGCACTAAATGCGCCAGTAGTTTTACATTCAAGTAAGGCTTTTTCACCCACAATTTTTCTATCTATGTTCGCCAATAGGAAAGGATGTTCTTTGTGATAATGTGTCTTATTATCACGTTGAACTTTCATTCCGCTTTCTTTCTCAAATAGTCTAGCGACGAAATCTTCTAACTCATTCCCTATTTGTACCTGTAGCTTGCTAGATATGTCAGGTGCTTCAATCTGTCCTGTTTTTTCAAGCCATAATTGATATGGTGACTTATTAGCGTTTAAACCAAGCATGGTACCAATATCACTACCACCTAGACCATTGCTTCGTAGATTGTGCCATTCCTCGTTATTAACAGCAATTTTATAGTTCAAATCTATTCACCTCCAAAGATAAAAGCTGATCCAAACAATTTTTTACAAATTGAATAACCGTAACTATTTAATTCTGAAACTAAAATATATTCATCATCATCAGTTAGAAAAACCTCGTCACCAAACTGAATCTCATATCCTAATAAATCTTCTTTTTCTGTATAAATTTCGTCAGGTTCCATCGGAACTCCTAAACTATCACGTTGCCCTCTAATAATCATTTTGGTATAATCTCCTTGAATAGTTTTATTCTTTGTCCGTATGCCCGTACGGACTTTTTCGTTTGTTTTAATTTAACCTTCAATTAGCACCATCCTCTTCGAGTACCCATTCTTCTCTATGCTTTGTTCTTCTCTCTTTCTAGCCGATGGTGTTGTCATCCACAAAACTTGCTTATACGGAATACCCAACTTCGCAGCTATTTCAGGTGGCGTTCCTGTTGTCACAATTTGATCACCTTTATATGCCACATAAAACTTATCTTTTCTAGGTATATGCCTCTTTGATTTTCGCCCAGAATTCAATGGCATACATTTTGACATACCAGATCAAACCTCCTTGCTCATAAACTCGAATAATATCTCTTAGATGCTCTACATCAGAAGTTTTATGATAATTTTCAATTGACTTCCGAATGCTCAACTTCTTCCATTTCGGCATTTTCCCACATCCTTACATAATCTGTATAATAGCTATGTATTCTAGCTTGAAAACCAACTGGCTTTTCCTTCAATTGATCAGGTGTTAATTCATATTTCTCTAACAACCATCTTTTAAACGTCTTTAATTTTTCCAATCTCTAACTCCTCTACAATCAATCATTCCACTTCTCACTAATCTCGCATCGGATAAATTACACATCGCTTCAATACGTTCAGCTTCTCTTTGGTTTTCCCTATAAGTTTGTAATTTCCAAATGGACATAAACATTAATACGAAAACTAGAATCCAAGCTAATACTTCAAATAATTTTTTCATTATTTCCTCCAAATCTGAATTTCACGCTGGCAGGCGTTATATTTTATGTTTTGCTTTATAATTTGCAATTTCACTTAATCGGTAATAAACATTTCCACCGACAATATATTTTGGTAAACCATCGGCTACCCATTCTTGTAGCTTACGATGACCTATTCCTTGTTCCTTTATCAAATCAGCTTGTTTGATAAAATCGTAATCTGATGTTTTTCGCAATTTATCCAGTTCTCTTATAACACTTTTATATTCTTCAGACTTAACAAAATAATAGGTAGTGCCATCAGAAGCTTTCACTACTACTTCTTCAAGTGAATCCACGTTATCAATTACTAATTGCATTCTTGTCATTCCTTTCTAAAAATATTTACGTCTACTTCTAGGGCATCTGCAATCTTAAATGCTGTGGTTAAAGTTATGTCTTTAGTAACTCCACTCAAAATTCGATATAACTGACCTGAATTTAAATCTGCTTCAATCTGGATTTGTCTGATTGTTTTTCCAGATTGCTCAACCAGTTCGTTTAATTTTTTTACGTTCACGATACACCTCCGTACTATATATTGTGTTATAAAAGTTATGCACAACCTTATGTTGTGTCTTTATGTTAAATACGCTATAATTTATCTTACAGATTCATCTTTAAGTACCTTCAATCACTTGTGGACATGAATCTACTTACTATCTTGATGGCCTAATTGAACCTCAAGTTTTCGACCACAATTAAAGCAATACACAGAATTTTGACGATGCTTTAACGACCTACATTTTTTACATTTCTTTATTTGACTCTCTTTCCCAACAGAGGGTTCTTTTTTTATTTCTTTATTCATCCTGTACCTCCTACGATTATCTTTATAGATCCATTTCAACCATTGGTACATAACCATGATTGGTCAATAAGTTATGTAAGAATAATCGTCCCTTTTGAGTCCATTTCGTGTGTAGGCGAGAACCTTCTCCACCGTTATATTCCACCGTTTGGCTTTGCGTATAACCCAGTGGTGCATATTTTTGATATAGCAACCATGTTCCGCCTTGTTTATATTGAATTCCCCAGTCATTTAATAGCTGGTTTAACTTAGTGCCACTCAATCCGTAATCCTTTGCGATTTTCGAAATTGATACAAGTGACTTACTTTGTAAAATTACATCATAGTAGCTAGCTTTTGGCTGAAGCTCTAATACACATTGCTCTGCGATTAGACGCTGCTCACGTTCAGCTTTTAGTTTTTGCAATGCATCTATTAGAAAATCTGGATTATCTAGCAACTCATCAGTCGCATATACCCCATGCTTGCGTATTGTTGGTAAAACCTCTGATGTCACCCAGCGTTTGAACTGCTTGGCTGTTGGTAGTTTGCTAGATAAAATCAATGAATATAATCCTGATTCATTAATCCCAACTGCATTTCTATTTTGGCTACCGTCGTGAATCACGACATCAGCTTTATCTTCAACATCAACATGTCTATTTAATGCATCTCTAGTATTTGAGTATCCTAGTACTTGTGCTACATCTTTACCAACGAAATAAGGTTCATTATCGATCAGTAAAGTTCTAACTTCGCCAAAATCATTGTTTTTGAAAATTTGTAATTCCATTCAGTTATTCCTTTCTTTAATCTATGTCGCATTTATGCGACTTATTCAGCAAAAAAAATATCTATTGCTTCTTCATTTGTTAAATTTAATGCTTCTTTTATATCTTTTGCTTCCTTTAAAGTAAAATTACCATCATTCTTCATTTTTCGGTAAAATGTACTTCTGTCGATACCTATCAAATCAGCAATAGCTTCTTGTGTTGTAGATTTTTCTACAATGGTACCTCTTAACTTTGCAATTTTTACCATCAACCACTCCTCCTTTCTGTCGCATTTATGCGACTTATTGATTTCATTCTAAACCACAATGTTGCATTAGTCAATACCAAAAATGCAAAATTGCGAATTTGTTTGTTGCAAATTTGCAACATTGATAGTAAAATGAACTTATAGAAAATAATAGAGGAGTGAAAAATGTGTGTACTTCTGAACGCATGAAAGCTAGACGTTTAAAATTAGGTTTAAGCGCTGATGATGTTGCTAAGAAGATAGGGGTTTCTAGATCGACATATTTTAGATATGAGAATGGTGATATTGAAAAAATGCCTTTAACAATTTTAAAACCTTTAGCGGAAGCATTAAGAACTACACCAGGGTATTTAGCTGGTTGGAATGAGAATGAAGATGATAGTACAATGCGAGTCGCCGCTCACATTGAAGATGATGTAACAGAAGAAGAATTAGAAGAAATAATGAGGTTTATTGATTACATTAAATCAAGACGAAAGTAGGTGCCCTATTGAGTCCAATCGAATCATTGATTGCGCAATATGATGAAGTGCTTAATTTTTATTTTGAAGAAATGCCGATTAAATTACATGGTTTAATCATTGACAATAATGTCTATATAAATAAGTTAAGCACCGCTCAACAGCAATATGCAGCAATAGCTGAGGAATTAGGTCATTATGAGACTAGCGTTAATGAAGATATTACAGATTACAAACAAACATTTAACCTTAAACAAGAAAATAAAGCCAGATTTTGGTCATATAAAAAAATCGTTCCAGTAGATCAATTAAAAGACTACATCCTAACTAACGATTCAATAACCGTTTATGATCTGGCAGATTATTTTGATACGACAGTAAATCTAATGGAACAAATAATTGAAGTGTATAAAATAAAACAACTAATTTAAAAGGAGGAAAGTTATGGATACCAATTATATAGTAATAGCAATTCCTGACCGTACCAGAATAATAATAAATGCTGGAAAAGAAAATAGTAATATAAAGGTGGGAGACAGAATTGAAATTTTCTCTCCTTCTTTAGAAGTATATGATCCAACAACTTCTGCATTTCTGTTCGACTACGGTGTTGAAAAATATACTCTCAAGGTTACTAATGTATACGACAATTATTCAATACTTAGAAAAGAAAAAATTATTGAAAATGGTATATTACCAGATTTAACAAAAATGCTCTCACCATTATCAGATAACAAAATAACATATTCCAAATTAGATGTAGTAATTAAAAAAGAAACGGAATACGATGAAGAAACTTCTATAAAAATAGGAGATTTTGCTAGGATAACGTATTGACATTTTGAAAAAATTAAGATAAGATAAAACTACTTAAATAGCTGCGGATGCGGCCAGGTAGCCTCCTTTATCTTATCTGATAAAGGAGGTTTTCTTTTTTTGAATTCAATGATACCTGACAAACCATTTTTATCTTATGATGAACAAATAGAACGTTTAAGATTGAAGAATATTGAATTTTCTGATGAAAGTTTCGTTAAAACTTGTCTCAAATCATATTCATATTATTCGCTAATTAATGGTTTCAAAGATTTATACGATATTAAATTTGATGATGTTAAAGAATTGGAAGTTTTTCCAATTGGAACTACATTCTCTGAAATTTATAACCTTTTTTTACTCGATTCGCATTTAAATTCAATTTTATTTAAATACATAATACATGTAGAACGTGGTTTTAAAACAAAATTATCCCATATTATCGCAGAAAAATATGGTGTAATTGATGACCCAACACTAAATAATCAATCATATTTAAATTACAAAAATTACAGATCTAACGGTAATTTGGATAGAAAAAATGAAATATCCCTTATTTTAGGCCAACTAAAATCAAAAGGTAAAAGCGCTTCTATTGATCATTATAGAAACTCACATAATCATATTCCTCCGTGGATTGCAGTAAACGGAATATTATTTGGTACAGTAATTAATTGGTACAAAATTTTAAAACCTACAGATAAAAGGAACCTTGCTAATCAATATTTCACAAAATTCAAAAATTTAAATATTAACGATAGATTAACGTTGTTGCCAGATATGTTAACCCTTTTGCAAAAATATAGAAATAATATGGCTCATGGAAATCGAACTTTTTCTACAACAATTCTTGCAGAATTGCCTAAAATAGAGTTATTTAAAGTTGTTAACGATAAAATTTTGACAGAAAAAGAATTTAGTAATGGAATCGGTCAAAAGGATCTTTTCTCAGTAATTATTTCTATTGTATTATTACTAGATGACGAAATTCTACTTGCTTATTTCAGGTACGATTTATACGTATTATTTAATCGATATAGAGAATTTAAAGTGTCTCCAAAAGGAAATATTTATAATACTGTAAATATACCAGAAAATATAAAAGAAAGATTAGATCAATTAATAGATCTTTTCAATAACGATTAAACATAAACAAAAAATCCCACTCCCTCTAACTTGGCGGTCTGAGGAGTGGGATTGAAGAAAAAACAAGCCTTTATAAGGCCTATTTTCTATACCTATTTTAACAAATTTTAGGAGGTGATGCCATACCTTTTTCACGCTGGCAGGCAAACAGGAAAGGGAAAATCAAAATGATTAAAGAATACAAAACAAAAAATGGTAAAACCAGATATTTAGTTTCTGTATATTTGGGAAAAAACGAGTTAACAGGAAAAGAAATTAGAACAACAAGAAGAGGTCTAAAAAGTCACAAGGAAGCTAAATTAATTGAGAGTAGATTGAAAATCGAATTCATTGATGGAGTTAAAAAAACTAAATCAAAGAAATTTAAAGATGTTCATGATGAATGGTTACTACATTACAAAAAAACTGTAAAACCTAATACTTATGAACCACAAGTAAAAGTGAATAATAAACATATTATTCCAAAATTAGGTGATTATTATATAGATAAAATTTCGATTGACCAATGTCAAAAATTCGCAAATGAATGGTACTCAACATATACTAAAGCATCTAACTTAGTAAGTATAGTCAATCGGGTATTCAAATTCGGAATTACAAGAGGTTATTGTACATCAAATCCAATGGAAAAAATCATTCGTCCTAAAAACACACATAAAACTGAATATGAAGCTCCATTCTATGATAAAGATCAATTAAATATATTTTTAAAGACAGCCAAAGAAGAATTAGATTTGAAACATTATACTGCATTCCATCTATTAGCATATACCGGATTAAGAAAAGCTGAATTATGCGGACTAAAATGGCACGATATTGATTTTAGTAATAACCAGATTGAAATCAATAGAGTTCTGGTAAAAATAAAAAGTGGTTTTAAAACACAAGATCCAAAAACTATAAAAAGTAAACGTATGATTAATATAGATAATGACACTAAAAGTATCTTGATGAAATGGAGATCACAACAAAAAATAGAATTATTGCAATATGGTATTAACCAAAATCAAACAGAGCAGTTTATATTTACTAATGAAATTAATAACCACTATGATCCTAAGCATTGGAACAATGTATTAAAAAAATTGATTACTAAAAATAAATTACCTAATATCACAGTTCATGGATTTAGACATACCCATGCAAGCTTGCTATTTGAGGCAGGAGTATCGATGAAAGAAGTTCAAGAAAGATTAGGTCATGCTTCGATTTTAACAACAATGAATATCTATAGTCACGTAACCAAAAATAAACGATCTGAAGTTGCTGAAAAATATGCAAATTATATCCAAGCGTAGTCAATAACGTAGTCAATAAAAAAAGAGACTCCAGTTGCTGCAACAACTGAAGTCTACAAATGCTGATATATCAACATTTACATGCATACCGGTGGCCGGGGTCGAACCGGCACGCCCGTGAAGGCACAGGATTTTGAGTCCAGCGCGTCTGCCAATTCCGCCACACCGGCCTAATTGTAAGGCGGTAACCGGATTTGAACCGGTGATCGAGGTTTTGCAGACCCATGCCTTACCACTTGGCTATACCGCCATATCTTGTATAGCTATTCTTCTATATAAAATAAAAAACTGGGGTAGCTGGATTCGAACCAACGAATGACGGAGTCAAAGTCCGTTGCCTTACCGCTTGGCTATACCCCAATAATATAAAGAGGCGACTGAAGGGAATCGAACCCTCGAATGTCGGTGCCACAAACCGATGCGTTAACCACTTCGCCACAATCGCCATTATCCACCTAACAGGGACTGTAGGAATCGAACCCACACTAACGGTTTTGGAGACCGTTGTTCTACCGTTAAACTAAGTCCCTATCGTCCTCTAGGTCTTATCCTATGGAGGGAGGCAGATTCGAACTGCCGAACCCGAAGGAGCGGATTTACAGTCCGCCGCGTTTAGCCACTTCGCTATCCCTCCGCTTTATGATAATGGCTTGGGACGGAATCGAACCGCCGACACTTTGAGCTTCAATCAAATGCTCTACCAACTGAGCTACCAAGCCATACGGTCCCGACGGGATTTGAACCCGCGATCTCCTGCGTGACAGGCAGGCATGTTAACCCCTACACCACGGAACCGGAATGGAGGTTAACGGGATCGAACCGCTGACCCTCTGCTTGTAAGGCAGATGCTCTCCCAGCTGAGCTAAACCTCCATGTCTATTCTCTTATGATCCGTACGGGATTCGAACCCGTGTTACCGCCGTGAAAGGGCGGTGTCTTAACCACTTGACCAACGGACCTTCTTGATATAATCGTCTATTCTGTACGGAGAGTAAGGGATTCGAACCCTTGAGACGGTTTCCCGCCTACACGATTTCCAATCGTGCTC